GAAAACAAAACAACAAACAACAAAGACGCTTAACACATATCCAGCTTCAAAGCCGACATTAAATTGTCAATTTGTCGTTAGAATGTCTCGGTTAAAGAACGTCTTAGAACAAATAAGAGACCCCTCGGTCATAACTGCCATCAATGAGTCAGCCTATGAGGCAATCAGACCAGTCCTTAAGGAAGCACTCGTCAATTGTCCGTACGCACTCACCAAAGAAGAAGGGGATGAACTAGAAGGAATGGGAATTAGCATAAATCCGTACGCCTCACAAGTACATACACACGCGGCGGCTAAAGCCATTGAGAACAGAATGCTCGAAGTCGTAGGGCATCATCTACCTAAAGAACCTGTTACTTTAATGAGCCTTAAAAGAAGTAAACTGAGGTTTCTGAGACGTGGCCCACAAATGAATGACCACTTTGTCAACCCAATAGTGGAAGCTAAAGATCTTACTCGCTACGAGAATGCTGATCGTGCAGAGTCGTATTATTACTGCTCTACAAGTGTTGCCTATCTGTCTGACAGTCTACACTTCCTATCACTGGAAGAATTGGCACACATCTTCACATCCTCAAACAAGCTTGAAACACTTTTAGCTACCGTTGTTTTGCCTGTCGAAGCTTGTCAAAAGAGACCGTCTCTATATCCTACCGTTTACACTATAAACTACTCAGACGACGGGTTTTGCTACCTCCCTGGAAATCATGCAGGCGGAGCTTATTACCATAACTACTCCACCCTACAATGGCTTAAAGTTGATTCCATCGAGTGCGTTGATAAACTTGCCTACGCTGAACCTTTCACTCTAACTTTTCAACTTATTGAATCGCTAGGCGCAAACCACTTGTTTATCATTTCCAAGAAGAATCTGATCACTCCAAAGATTAGATCCTTTAAGAAAGATAGTCATGTGCTTTTGCCTCAGATTTTCCACCCTAAACAGAGGAACGCTAATAAGCCAATTAAGAAGACTCAAGCCATGCAACTGTACCTATACTGCAAATCCGTTAAGGAAGCCACTATGCGGGACATCTTTGCTAAGATTCGACAAATAGTGCCTACCCAAGAGCTGGATTTGTATGATCCTGATGAACTAACTCACATTGCGAACTACTTCTATGTAGTATCCCATCTGAGTTGTGTCAATGATCATCAATCACTACTTAAAGCTGGGTTCTTCCAAAAATTATTCATTCCCATCAAAAATTATTTGAGAGAACTTTCTGAAACAGTTAATGGGAAGACTGAGTTCTCTCAAGTCCTTGCTGCTTTGTCATGGACCACCTTACTTACGACGTGGAGCCTGAGAAGGTGTCTGAAATATGCTAACTGTAGAAGTGTAGCTATTGCTAGACATTTGGGTACCACTGCTTTCCACCAGCACAAAAGGAATAGACAGAGGCTACACGGCGTGGAACTTGTAGGACCAGAGGATGAAACTGCTCTCGTCGTAAGGGAGAACCAAACTGTAGAGCTAAATTCTGACAATCAATCTGTGAGCAGCATGGCCAGCACAGAATTAGCAGAAGTTAGAAGCGTAGCATCAACACTGACTTTCCCCACCTCTACTTCGGCAACCAGCTTAGTTTTAGACGACCAATTATGGGCAGAACTGCTGTTACGGAAAGCTGGCCAAAAGAGGGTCGTTAATGTTAACAACCTTGGTGTTCCATTCGAAAGGGATAGGAAAAAACATGCTGCACAATGGGTCCCTACTGGTATGGAAAACTTGATGAATGAAGTCGCAAATTGCTTACAAAACCCAATTAATCTAGGCTTTTGTCAGGAACTCCCTGCGAATTATTCAAGCAGCTGGCACACCTACCAGAATCTGCTGATTACATCAGATTTGGTCTGTGTCATCTCTGATGCACCAGCAATGCTCGAGCTCAAAACTCGGAAGAAGAAAAAACAAACTGTGATGCCTATATTTCCGGGTCAATGCAATTTAATTAGTGGTTTACAAATTAGAGATTGTAGATTTCGTTTTGTTAGTAATGCTGCTTGTAGGATAGTTGAACTAATGTTTGTGGAAAGCGATGTTCCAAGAAAGAATCGCAGTTGGGAAGTTACAACGACAGAGAGTGATTCTGATGCTCAAAGTGATCAGCCCAAACAAGAGCCTATTGATGAAGTAGACTTCTTGAATGGCATTCTAGGAAATAATGTGAACTCTGGTCCCACCCTTTCTGAACCAAATGCTACAGAGGATACGGTCAACCAGTCTGACACACAAAGAAAGATGGTGGCTGCATCGCAAATTGCCGTTGAAGTAACACCAAACCCGAGTTTTAGAAGACACACTGTCATAGCCGAAAACGCACAGGATGTGAAGAGTCCAGCCTCCTTAGCCGTTACTGACTCTACCACACTTCCATGGGCAGCATGGCTTGATGTGCTTAAACAGCACGGTTTTCGTGGTTTGGATTTGCAGAAGGATCCCTATGACAAAATCATCTACCCCGTTGATAAAGTGCAAATCTTACCCCATGCGGAGTGGGACACAGTGCCAGACTTGAACCTCAGAGTGGCATTACAACAACTTAAAAGGTTCCCAATCAAGATTAAAGTCAACCACCAGAGGGCAGCCGCTTATGGATCAGACATCAAGAATAAGCGCACTGGCAAATTGCTACTGGACCAACCAAAACAATGGCGTGAGTCTTTTGCTTACAAGATGATCAATCGTGATTTGGAAAGAGTTGTGGTTGTGATCCATGGTGCTGGTGGTTGTGGCAAGTCCAGATTTCTTCAGGAGTGGCTCAACAACCATGAGGATATGAATAGTGTCTGCACAATTGTATGCCCCACAATTGAGTTAAGGAACGACTGGTCAAAAAAAATTCCCAAGTTAGAACCTACCAACATCAAAACATTCGAGAAGGCAATGCTCCAAAATGCTAAAAAAATTGTCATATTTGATGATTACAGCAAGCTCCCGGCAGGATTCATTGAGGCTTACATGATCCACCACAACTCTGTAGATTTGTTCATACTCACTGGTGATACAAAGCAATCTGAACACCATGAAAGGAATCGTGAGGCTTATATTTCTACACTGGAGCCAGCCACAGAGGTCTACTCTCAACATTGTGAATATTACTTGAACTGTACACATAGGAATGTCAAAGCTTTGGCAAATAAACTTGGAGTATATTCAGAAGTGGAAGGGGATTTGATCGTGCATGTAAAGAAAGTTCCACTGAAAGGCAAGAGGCTGCCTATGTTGGTCCCATCTAACGACAAGAGTGACGCTTTGGTAGATCTTGGGAATGTGTCTATGACATATGCTGGGTGTCAAGGGCTTACTTGCCAAATGATCCAAGTTCTGATAGATAACCACACTCAATTTTGCTCTGAACAGGTTCTCTACACCTGCCTTTCCCGTGCTGTAAATGAAATTGCTTTTATCAATACTGGCCCAAATTCTGAGGACTTTTGGAGCAAATTGGACTCCACTCCATACTTAAAGGCTTTCATAGACAACTACCGGGATGAGAAAACAGAGCGTTTCCTGTCCACTCCTGCCCCTGCTGAGCCTCAAGAGCCTGAACTACCAAAGACACACTTGCCGGTGGCACCTAATCACCTTTTAGAGAATCACATCTCTAACTTGAGGGAGAAGCATGACCGGGAAATCTTCAACAAGAACTTCGGGTATAGTAACGCCATCCAGGGAGCAGGCGTCACAGAACTATTTCAGCACCAACAGGCAAAAGATGAGTCTTTGCTATGGGCAACCATTGAAGCTAGACTGGCCATCTCAAGTCCTGAAAACAACTGGAAAGAGTTCGTTCTCAAGAAAGACATCGGTGATATTCTATTCTTCAATTACCATGCCCTAATGGAATTGCCAGATGAATCACCACCATTCGAACCAAGGCTGTGGGCTGTGTGTAAAGCTGAAGTTACCAATACTTACATGGCTAAACCTATGGCTAATCTCATCAATGCAGCTCAAAGACAGAGCCCAGATTTCCACCCTGAGAAAATTGCACTCTTCCTGAAATCGCAGTGGGTGAAGAAAGTGGAGAAGTTGGGTTGCATCAAAGTCAAGCCAGGACAAACCATTGCCGCTTTCATGCAGGAAACAGTAATGGTTTACGGCACTATGGCCAGGTACTTAAGGAAGAAGAGGCAGGAGTTTCAACCAAGGAGAGTGTTTATCAACTGTGAGAAAACTCCTGAGGACTTTGGGGCGTTCATTAAAGACAATTGGAACTTTGACAGGAAAGCCCACACAAACGACTTCACAGCTTTTGATCAATCACAAGATGGCGCCATGCTACAATTTGAAGTTGCTAAATGTCGGTTTTTCAACATTCCAGAAGATGTCATTGAAGGTTACATCCATATCAAGCTGAACGCCCACATTTTCCTCGGCACCTTGAGCATAATGCGACTATCTGGAGAGGGTCCCACCTTTGATGCTAACACTGAGTGTTCTATTGCTTACACTGCCACCCGGTTCCATATACCGAAAGACAGCACTCATGTTTATGCTGGGGATGATATGGCGGTGGATTGTGATTTAGTAGAAAAGAAATCTTTTGCCAAGTTAGCTAAAGAGTTAAAGCTCACTTCCAAGACCATCAAGCCAAATCAGAGGAAAGGGGACTGGGCCGAATTTTGCAGTTGGATGATTACGCCCAAAGGTATCGTCAAAAATCCTGTTAAGCTCAATGCTTCATTAGAATTGGCAGCAGCACTGAAGAAAAGCAATGAGGTGGCCCGATCCTACGCTCTAGAATGTAAGTTTGCCTTTGATTTGCGGGATGATGTATATTCAATCTTTACTGAACAAGAAATGGAGCATCATTGGAGTTGTGTTCGGCAACTGCTTTTCCTGAAACAATCTGAAGTGCTCAACACTCACAAAGATATGCTTACTTTAAAACCTTCATTTGATGATCCCCCAGGCGAAGCAAGGCTGTTAAAAGAAGGGAGGCCAAGGAAAGGAAGGCGAGAGTCGTTGAGATTCTCCCACCCAACTCATTCTAGGAGGTTAAGTTACCTTTAAATGCGAAATGGAATATTCTTTCTTAGTTAGACTTCTTGATCACTACGGATTTGAAAGGACCACTGAAAAGATCGTACCAGGACAACCCATTGTAGTTCAAGGCATTGCAGGCTGTGGCAAAACCACCTTGCTGAGAAATTTCCACCAAGAGTACCCAAGCATTCCTATATACTCTTGCTTCCCACAAAAGATCTCAGAAAATAGTGAAGAGTTGCAGTTGTTGGCAAAAGCAAGATTTACCGCAAGCGCAATACTGGATGAGTACTTGGCGCATAAGTTTGATTACCAGAAGTGTTTAGCTGTCTTTGCTGACCCCTTACAGTACTCACACTTAGGAGCTTTGAGGCCACACTACCAAACATCAAAACATATAGGTTTGGTCCTAGTATTGCTAATTTTGTCACTGAGAAATTGGATACCTATAGAAAGTCTACTGTCTGAAGAAAAGACTATTCTTAAAGAGTGTGATCCATACGCCACCGACCCAATCGGTCAAATCATTGCCAGCAATCACGAGGTGCTCAACTACATCAAACCTCAAGCAGTGGAAGCTATCTGTTCTTGTGAAGTTTTGGGTAAGGAATTCCAAACTGTCAGCTGCTACTATCAAAGCCACAAACTTGAAGACTCAGCTGAGGAAAGAAGAGGCTTATACATCGCCATCTCACGAGCTAAAAGTGCAGTGTTGCTGTTTGATTTAGACTGATGCCTGGCCTCACGCCGCCCAAAGACTACACTGCCTCAGTCAAAGTGTTAGCAATTGCAGTCCTCCGATTCGCCACTATATTTGCCATTAGAGCAAATCACCAGCCACAAGTCGGGGACTCCAGCCACTCATTGCCATTCGGTGGACATTACAAAGACGGAACCAAAGAAGTCTTATATTACCCACAGAATTCCAAAGTAGCATTGAAAGGTTTTGATAATAAAATAGTTGCATTTATTGTGTGTTTAAGTATTTTAATTTATGTATCGCTACCTAGATTGTTTGCTAGTAATAATGTGTGTCGTACTTGCAATAGTTCTACTGTGGCCCAATAATTATCATCCATGTGTCGTTAACAATAGTGGGGCTGAAATCCATATTCACAATTGTGCAGAGCCGAACAAGATCATCTCTTCTATTCAGTCGCACCTTGGAACGGGGTTAAGTTTCCATTTAAAAGTGTTAATTAATATTGTCAATTAGTATTACGGTTTGAATAAATATGGTTGATTCTAAGAAAACTGAAACTCCTCAAGTGATCGACGCCAGCAAGAAGACTGAAAGTTCAAAAACCTCACATGCTGGACGCGTTCAATTCTTGTCTGCCCCTAAGCAGTTCAGTGCGTCAGATGTACGATCAAGCCCCACTCTGACGGACCTAGATGAGATTGCTTACGAAGTCAGGACGACAAGTATTGCCTCCCCTGCTGAAATAGAGGCTGTCAGCCAACTCTGGATTATGAACACTGAAATACCGGCAGACAAAGTGGCTCTCATTGCCATTGACATGGCTCGTGCTTATGCCGACGTTGGGGCTAGCCGTAAAGCGGTACTGCTTGACGCCCCAGCCTTGGCGCCCACTGTCGCCAGAAGCCGGCTCGCTCAGCTTATGGCGGGTGCGGGCATCAGTCCTAGGCAATTCTGCTCATACTATGCTAAGATAGTCTGGAATCTCATGCTTCACAAGAACGAGCCCCCAGCCAACTGGGCAAAAATTGGCTTCAAAGAAGACTACAAGTTTGCTGCATTTGATTTCTTCGATGCCGTTGATTCTCCAGCAGCACTTGAGCCAAGCCAGTGGGTACGTCATCCCACAGACAAAGAAAGAGCCGCCCATGGCGTTGTCAAGTGGGCTTCACTTAGCCGGGAGCGTTTGCAAGAAGGCACTTCTATCACTACAGTGGCAGAACTCAACAAGGGCCACCTAGGTGGTTACAACAATTTGCCTGCTCTCATGGCACCACCATCCTAATCGTCGGAAACTTAATTACGACGGGAGTTTCAACAGTTTCTTTCTCCCTAATCCCCTGATTAAAGTGGTTTAAATAAA